GAACGAATAGTTTCATTAAAGCTTTCATCTAGATTAAACGATACAAAGAAATCTAAGACCTGCAAATACTTATTAATAAGTGTATTCATTACAGGAAGATACTGCTTAATTACCTTCGTTTTAATACCAGTATCTTTTAACATTTCAGATGCTGCAGAAATGTATAAACGATCTGTTGCAATACTTGTTTTATTATCGGATAACGTGTCTTTTTCTTGTACAAGTTGATTATACTCTGTATTTGCTTTTGCTAAATCTCCCTGTGAATTCGACAGCTTGTGTATTTCATCATTTAAGTCTTTTATCTTTAAACGGTTCTTACTGATTGCTTTATTATTTCCTACAATACAATTTTGTAGATTTATTATATGTGACATTCTTTCGGAAAAGTATTCTATTTTTTCATCGACCTTATTTATTTCAGTCGATGCCTTTTCTAAGGCTTCAGATAATTTCTTAGAAGCTGCTTTTGCTTCTGTTAATTTAGTATCACGTATATTTGCACCTATATCTTGTGTACATGTTGGGCATACTGTATTCTCTTCATAAAATCTTGCATCTTTTACAACAGATTTCATTTGTTGCTGGAATTGTGCTTCGTATTTTATCAATTCGTTTTTCTTTGCCTTTGCCTGTTCAATACTATCATTTACTTCAGTCAGATTATCGGCAATAAACTGTTTCCAATCGTCATTATCTTTTTCTAAACTAAGGATCGTTTGTTCGATATCATATATTTCTTTTTGCTTACTTTTAATTTGACCTTGATTGAGTTCAGTGATATCGCGAATATATTTCTTTTGATAATTAAGTTTTTCACTATTCAAATCTAATTGGTAAGTAATAGCGTTTATCTGTTCTTTTAATTTTGAATCTTTTTCTTTGAGTAACTGATTCATTGTAGAAAAGATCTGTATATCTAATAGATCTTCAATTACCTCTCTACGGTGATGTGCAGGTAATTGCATAAATGGAATAAATGAAGATGAACCAAGTACTACAATCTGATGAAACGATTTATGGTTTAGCTTTAAGATATTCTGTTCTAGAAATTTTTGATAATCCTTTGCCGCAGCTGATTGATTAATCATATTACCGTTTTGCCAGATTTCAAACTTAGTTGGTTTGATTCCACGCTTAACAATAAATTCGTGTTTACCAATAGAGAACTCTACATCTACTTCACAATTCTTGTTATTAATAGAATTAACAAGTTGTGGTTTATTAATATTACGATGAGGTTTACCAAATAATGCAAAAGAAAGAGCATCAAGTAATGTACTCTTTCCTGCACCGTTTGTTCCAACTATTAATGTTGTTGGCGATCTATCAAGTTGTATTTCAGTAAATTCATTACCAGTGGAAAGAAAATTTTTCCACCTTATATTCTTAAATAAAATCATACTATCTCTAAGTTCTGTGCTTCGACAAAAAGCCCGCGCATCAAATTTTTAATTTTATCTTTATCTAAATCAGTTTCAACTGCATCAACATACGAATCAAGAAGCTGTGTAGTATCTTCAACAGATACAGCTTCATCTTGTACATTTTCACCAATAAACTCGTCAAAGGTTTCTGCAATTTTTAGTTCATATAAATTTTGAGTATTTAATGCATCGATAAATTTATCGAACATGTATGGATCGGTTTTCTTTGCTACAATGACCTTAACAAATTTATTATTTACAGTTGTAATATCATAATTATTATAATCTATTTTTTCGTCATTGTACACTACCTTTTCAAAGATGGTATATGGATTACGTACAGGAGTAATTTCACGTGTTTCAGTATCTAATACATGAAAATATTTTGGATCATCAGCATCAGCCCACGTAAATTCCATTTGTGAACCAAGATAGTGTATATTACCTTGACTTGATTTTGTATGAAAATGACCAGATAATACCATTTCAAATCTATCGAAATGTTCTGTAGTCATACCATGTGCATTCGGTAATCCTTTCATCATATCAAATCCGATTAATTCTAAATGAGAACCAAGTATCGATGCTTTACATGATTTAATAAAATTAATTGAATCAACATAATTCTCAGAATTAATCCATGGTACTAATGCGATCGCACAACCATCATAGTCGATAACCTTTGGCTTCATGATGATATTAACATTTGAAGTATAATAACCAAGTAATTCTTTCAAAGAACATAACTCATTTGTATTCTTATAGAATACGTCATGATTACCTGGTATAATATCCATATGAATACCATCTTGCTTTAAGACATTCAAAAACATTTTACGATTTGCATTTTGTGCTTTGAAATTTATAAATTTACGATGATCGTAATAATCACCTAAATGAATAATCTGTTTTATATTATGTTCTTTTAAATATGGAAAGAATACTTCAGAATAAAATTTCTCTTGATACTCAATAAAAATATCAGACGAGTTTCTCATACCAGCATGAGTGTCATTAATTATAGCAATTTTCATTATGAACCCATAAACAATTCAAGTTTTGTATCTTGTTTAGTTTTATTTTTTTGAGTCTTAGCAAATTCTTTTAATTCTTGATCTGCTTCTTTTACTTTATCGATTCTTTCTCTTAGCTCATCAAAGAAAGTACGTTCGATATCAATATTATCTTCTTCTTCATTTAATATAAAATGTTCAACGCCAGAACGTTCAATGAATTTAAATTTAATATCTTGTTGTTTCTTTTCTTTAGCTATTCTACGAATAAAGGCATAATAACATATTTGCGTAAAATATGCAAATGCATTAGGTGCACCAGTACGAGTAGCAGCATCTATATTATAATTAGTAACGGCCTTTAAACAGTTTTCAACTGCGTCCATTACCATTTCTTCTCGGTACGTATATCGGATAAAATTCGATTTATGTGATAGGCCTTCAGAAATTTTAAGAAAACACTCAGCAATGTAATCAGGTACTACTGGAATTTCTTTACATTCTTTTTTTGCTTGACGTATTTTCTCGATGTATTCTACAACGGCTAATGAGAACTGTTTATTATTTACATAATGTGGTTTTTCTTTCATAATAACTCCTAGTATTCAAAGCATAATATATTATATCATATATTTTAGAAAAAATACATATTTACAAAATAATAAAAACATGATATAATATTAAAGTCCTCCGGGGGGAGAGGGTATACACCTTAGTGTAAAGTGTGTTGAGTTGTCGTTTCTAAATATGAATCAAATTCTTCTTCATAATCTTCACCATATAATGAAGAGAAGTTAGATCTAATTTGTTTCTCCATTTGTCTATTTACTTCCATATCTTCTTTTTCCGGATCTTCTTTATAACTAATGGAAGCTTTAATATACCTTTCTTTTATATCGTCTGATACATTTGAATAAGCAATAATATTACTGGCATTAGCATATACTATTACATCATCATTCAATGGCATATATTTTGTAAAATAATAAGTATATGAACCACCGTTATTCATGATAGAATTTAATTGCAATGGGTGTTCTAAAATAATATTATCACCACGTATATCATCAACAATAGAAACAATTTCTTCGCCGTTAACAAATTTTATATGTTTAATATTGACGTCTGATAAATCAATCATTATAAATTAATCTCGTATATTTTATACTTAAATTTTTCTTTTGTATAGATCTTTATACGTTCTGCTGCATGATTTAAAGTAAAGTTTTTATTTTGCTTCCAATGTAAATCATCTGCTAAGTCATATAGTTTTGTAGATCTGCCATCATCACTTTTTCTTAAACCTCTGCCGATTGACTGTAATACTCTTATTTGCGACTTAGATGGTGAAGCAAATATAATATTATGAAGGTTTTTAATATTTATACCTGTAGAAAATGTACCTAAAGAAGCTACCAATATAGCATTCTTTTCTTTTTCTGTAATTGTTCTTATCTGTTCGCGTATTTCAGTATCTGTAGCACCAGATACAAAGAATATTTTTCTTCTTTCATGGGCTTTTTCTTTTATCATATCATATAAAGGTTTACCGTGTTTTTCCACAAACTGATAGAGTACTAATGTATTACCATCTTGATCTAAAGCTAAATTAGAAATAAATTGATTGCGTGCATTATTTGTAACAATAAAATCTACTTCATCATGGTATTTCATTTTGTTTACTATCTTACACATTTCATCAGAATATTTTAATAATAGAACAGATATGTCTAATTCAGATAATAAACCTTGTTCCATTAATTTACTTGTTGTTGTTACATAATAAGCTGGCCCAAAATAACCTTCTAAAACTAGTTTATGTGTTTGAGTACCGTCTAAAGTGCCTGTAGTACCAAATCTAAATTCTGCTTCTTTACATTTGGTAAGAATAGAAGTTAAGCTTTTAGCTTTAAAGTTATGTGCTTCATCACCTATTACCATGCCATAAGGTTCGAACCAAGATTGTTGTAATTTATAAATTGATTGCCATGTAGTTATAACAACCTTTTGTTTAAAATTCTTTTCTTTACCAGAATAAATTCTATGACACATTTCATCTACATTAAAATTATCGTCATA